AGCCTTTTACGGAGATGGTAAGAATGGTTTATTTGAAGAAGATTACACTTATGTAACTTCTCATAATGTACTTATAGATACAGGTGCGATTAATACCGAAGAGGATATTAAAAGTTTTGATCTCAAGTTACAGAGAGCCATTGATACTTGTAATTCAATGATAGGAGCTAATTCCGAAAGGAGTTATTATACTCCTAAATTGAGAGAGCTAAAAGTATTACAAGCTAAACGCATCGCGTCGCAAAAAGATTTTATTAGGATGAAACCGTATGGCATTTTATTGACCGGAGGTTCATCGGTTGGTAAATCTTCTATTGCAAATGCTTTAACTCGTTATGTTTTGAGTGTGAATGGTTTTCCATCATCAGCTAATTCAGTCGTTGTATTGAATGAAGCTGATAAATTTCAATCTGAGTTTCGTACTTATCATACAGGAGTGATCCTTGATGATTTGTGCAATAGCACAGTTGATACAACAGATGGAAATCCTTTACTTAAGGTTATTCAATTTATTAATAATTCACCACAATCAGCATTGAATCCTAATGCTGAAATGAAAGGAAACGTTATGATAGAACCAAGGGTAGTTTTGGCCACTACAAACGTTAAAGGATTGAATGCAGCACATTATTCTAATGAACCATTATCCATAGCTCGTAGATTTGATGTTACTATTACGCAGAAGGTTAAACCCAAATATCGTTTGTTAGATTCAGAAATGTTAGATACTGCTAAAGTCGCTGAAGATTTTAGTAATACTGCATTTCCGGATTTTGCGATGTTTACGGTCGAGAGACCTATATTGAGTTCAGGCAATATACGTCAAGGCATGGCCAAAAAGGCGCGTGTTTCGTATACACCTGTTATTTTTGAAGGAAAAGAGTTAGTAGATGTAAGTTTACACACTCTTATGTCTTATCTCAAATTTCACACAGGTAAGCATTTTGCTGAACAGAAAAGTTTTGTAAAGACACAACGAGAGAATGTCGATATAGAACTTGATGAGTTTGGATTTCCTGTTGGAATGGCTAGAGAAGAAGAATTTGATTCTCAGATGGCGACACTTGATGATTTTATCGATAAGTATGAAGCTTTAGAGGATTTAGCAATTCTTAAATTTAGTCATTTTGTTAAGTACATGTTAGGTGTACGAATGGTTAGGAATTATATTTATGGAATGTATGCACAATATTTTAATGTTGCATTCATGATAGTTATTTATGGAAGTGCTGTATCTCAAAATATGTCATTGAGAGGAGGATTATTGGTAATCGCCTCTTTATATATCTTGAGATATTGCTTTTACCGAGTCGCTTGTTATTATATTCTTTGGAGAATTAGAAGAATGACCAGGTTGAGTACCTGGTTTCGTAGGTGTTCATGGGTTGATAAGATAGGAATTCTTTCCTGTATTGGAGGTGTTGCTACTTTATCATTCTTTGGAACTTTAGTTACGTTTATGTCTGAAAAATTATCCACAGCTAAGTTACCGTCAGAGTCAGCAGATTGTATTCATTTAGAACCGAATGAGATTGTAAAGGATGCAAGCAAAGGCAATGAATTTTGGGATGAACATCAACGTTATAAACGTTTTTTGTTTAATCCTAAGATGCAAGGCAATGCCAGAACGACGACGCAACAACAGTTGGTTAATATTATTAGCAGGAGAATTTTAATGATTCATATTGAAACGAAAAAGGGAAACATGCAATTTTGCAATTGTTTACCTATTCGCGGAAATATGGCATTAATTCCGGCTCATATAGTACCTGATTTTACTGCTAAGGCTATAGTAACTAAGGTAGGAGCAAATCCTAAGAGAATAGTAATTTCTCGTGATTCTTGTTATAGAATACCCAATACAGATGTCTGTGTGTGGTATGTTCCAGAATTAGGTGATCAGAGAGATCTGACAGCTTATTTTCCAGGAACTATTTCACATAAGAAACAATATGTTGGGGATGTAGTTTATAACGATCATGGCAAACCCAAAGTATTTTCGAATATTTTAGGAACACGCGGAACAAGTAAGACCACTTTAGGTGGTAAATTTGAATCGATTAATTATTATTTTCCAGATGAGACATTTCAAGGATTGTGTATGGCAACTTTTGTTGCTAAGGATAATCGTGATATGCCTTTTATTGGAGGATTCCATTTAGGTGGAAAGAAGTGTTCAGCAACCGCTGGTTTTATTACTAAGGAGCAAGTTTTGGAAGCTATTGATCAAATAGCCAAGAAACCATCTGTATTACCTTCGCATGCTGGTCAAGCATTTAATACTCAAATGGGAGATATTAATGTTGGACCATTGAAAGAACCACATAGTTTGTGTGTAACACGTAAATTAGATGGGGATGCACGTTGTCTCGTGTATGGTGCCCATAATAAACCCGCTTCTACACCAAGTTCTGAAGTTGTAGTTTCTTCTATATCAGAGAAGGTAACTGAAATTTTAGGTTTGGAGAGAAAGCA